TGTGTTTAATCCTGTTAAAGGCACAGCACAGTTTTCAGTTACAGAACCTTTAGAAGTTATGGAAATTGGAACAGGTTTTATGTTGGTCAAACGTGAAGTGTTTGCTCAAATGGAACAAGAATACCCAATGATTCGTTATAAACCTGACCATGTAGGTCAAGCACATTTTGATGGCAGTCGTTATATTCATGCTTTCTTTGATACAGTTATTGACACTAAAGATTCTATTACGGGTGGCGGTTCAGACCGTTACCTATCAGAAGATTATATGTTCTGTCAAATGTGGCGTAAAATGGGTGGTAAAATCTGGTTATGTCCTTGGATGAAAACGGAACACATTGGCACATATCACTTCAAAGGAGATATGGCTGCTGTAGCTAATTTTGTTGGAGAAATGTAATGTTAGGCTCTATCGATAAACCAGGTCCTTATTCTGCTCTCGGTTTTGAAGAAACTACCGAATCTTTACAAAAAAAGTATGATGATATTGTTAAAGCATCTCAAACTGCTAAAACGGGCGGCCGTAAATTTGATGGCGGTAAATTGCAATACGGTTTATTGCCACCAAATGCACTAAAGTCAACAGTAGAAATACTTACCTTTGGTGCGGAGAAGTATGAACCTGATAATTGGAAAAAAGTACCAGATTCTAAGCGTAGATATTTTGATGCTGCACAACGGCATTTATGGGCTTGGAAGTCTGGTGAACAAAATGACCAAGAAACAGGCAAGAATCACTTAGCACATGCTCTGTGCTGCTTGATGTTTTTGTATGAACATGATACAATAGATTTTTTAAATAATGGAGAAGTGAATGAAACTATCAAATGAAACTATCAATGTGTTGAAGAATTTTTCAACAATCAATCCAGGTCTAGAGTTTAGACAAGGTAAAACAATTAAAACGGTATCTTCTAGTAAGGCACTAATGGCAGAAGCCACCTTACCTGATGATTTTCCAGAAACATTCTGTGTTTATGATTTGAATCAATTTTTATCTGTGAATTCTTTATTCAAAGATAATGTAAAACTCATTTTTGATGGTCCAAATATTATATTTTCGAATGAAGCTGGCGATAAAACGGTAGATTATCGTAAAACAGCAAAGAGTATGATTGTTGCAGCACCAGATAAAAGCATTACATTATCATCAATTGATGTTAATTTTACTTTAAGTGCTGATGATTATCATTGGATTATGGACACCGCTAAAGTATTATCTTCACCACATATTGCAGTTCAATCTGATGGTAATTCTGTTGAAGTAGTTACATTTGATGCGACTAATGATTCAGCACACGTTAATTCTTTTAAGATTTCAGGACTTAATCCTGAAGGTAAGAAATATAAGATTGTTTTCAATATTGAAAATTTTAAGATGATACCAGGAAGTTATGAAGTAAATATTTCTTTTCAAGGCGTAAGTCATTTTAAAAATACTAAAGATAACATTCAATATTGGATGGCTTCAGAATCTAAGTATACAAAAATAGGAGGTTAATATGACAATGTTACATTTTACTGATTCTGTTACTGGTATGTCTGTCGCAATCAATCCATCTAAAGTTGTTTGTGTATTTACAAATAAAGATGCTGAGACTGGTGTAGAGACTACAGTAATCAATTTAATTAATGGTAATGTAGGTGTTACCGAAAGTTATTTGGAAACTGTTGGACGTTTTCAAAGTAATTAATTGTAGTATTTTTGAGTTGTAATATATTATGGGAGTTTTGAATGGAACATTTACTATGGGTCGAGAAATATCGACCAGCCAAAGTGGAGGATTGTATTCTTCCGGATGCAATCAAATCCACTTTTCAAGAGTATGTCAATAAAAAAGAAATACCTAACTTGTTATTATCAGGTTCGGCCGGTGTTGGTAAAACTACAATAGCAAAAGCATTATGTGAAGAAGTAGGATGTGATTATATTGTAATTAATGGTTCTGATGAGTCAGGTATTGATGTACTTCGTAACAAGATTAAAAATTATGCTTCTTCAATGTCATTATCTGGTGGCAGAAAAGTTGTCATCATAGATGAAGCAGACTATCTAAATCCTAATTCAACGCAACCTGCAATGCGTGGTGCAATCGAGGAGTTCTCCTCAAACTGTTCTTTCATCTTCACTTGTAATTTTAAGAATCGTATTATAGACCCAATCCATTCTCGGTGTTCTGTAATTGACTTTAAAATTAATGGTAACAAAGCAAAGATGGCTGCTCAATTCTTCAAACGAGTTGAGTGGATTCTTGAACAAGAAAAAATTCAATATGATAAACAAGTGGTGGCTGCTGTCATCACTAAACATTTTCCTGATAATAGAAGGATTCTAAATGAACTTCAGCGTTACTCCGTTTCTGGTGTTATTGACAAAGGTATTCTCTCTAATGTTACTGATGTACAACTTGATGCTTTGGTACAAGGGTTAAAAGAAAAAGACTTTGCTTCTGTTCGTAAATGGGTTACAAACAACTTAGACAATGACCCTACAAAAATATATCGTAAACTATATGATACATTATATGAACAATTAAAACCAAATGCAGTTCCACAGTTGGTTCTCCATCTTGCTAAGTATCAATATCAGGCTGCTTTTGTTGCCGACCATGAAATTAATATGGTTGCTTGTTTAACTGAAATTATGGTAGATTGTGAGTTCAAATGACTAAAGATGAATTAATGAATGAATTGGGTTTGAGTGGTGAAAAAATTATTATCAATATGTTAAGTGAAGAAGGATGTAAAGTTAAAAGTTCAATTAACAAATACGATTCAGAAAAAGACTTACTTGTTGATGATAGTTATACTGTTGAGGTTAAAACACAAGCCCCTTTTGTAAAAGAAAATGCTTTTACTTTTAATCCTTCACAACTTCGTAAATGTAAATCAGTTGATGTATTATATTTTGTTTCTGTACCACATCCTAGATATAGACATTTTTCTGATGGTTGGATTTATAGAGCAATTCCTAGTCAATTTAAATCTTATTCATGGAAAGATAGATATGGTAATCCTAGAATTTGTATACCAATTAAACAAGAAGCCTTAATACCAGTTAAAAAAATGTCTGATGAAGAATGTAAGGAACTACAAAAATATCTAACGACTGGATATTAATATGCCAGATTTATTTAAAGATATTATACCTTCAATACTTCAAACGAAAAAGAATGTTTTACAAGATGAATTGGATATCAAAGATTATACTCCTTTTGTTGTTAATAGGGCTTTGTCATATCATATTGATTGTGTTCTCTATGCTAATGAGATGAATTTATATCCAGAAATGGATAAAGACCTTCAATATCAATACCTTCTAAATACCATTAGGTCGATGAAACGGAAATTTCAGCCGTGGCAGAAATCATCGTCCGATAAGGATTTAGAATGCATTAAGGAGTATTTTGGTTATTCAAATCAAAAAGCCAAAGAGGCTCTTGATATTCTAAATGATGAACAAATCGCTGAAATAAAAGCAAAAACAAATAAAGGCGGAGTGAACAAATCATGATTTCAATTACGGATTTAGTTGAGGTTACGCTCGGGGAAAAAGATGACTTTCTTAAAGTCCGTGAAACACTAACACGAATCGGTGTTGCATCAAAAAAAGATAGAATATTATACCAGTCTTGTCATATATTACATAAGCAAGGTCGTTATTATATTGTACATTTTAAAGAGTTATTTGCATTAGATGGTAAACCTACAGACATTTCTGAAAATGATTTATCTCGTAGAAATGCCATTGCTAAACTCTTACAAGATTGGGAATTAGTTAAAGTGGTAAACAATAAACAAATTGAAGAACCCGTACCTATCTTCCTATCGCAAATTAAGATACTGTCACATAAAGAAAAAGATGAATGGGAATTAGTTCCAAAATACAATATTGGGTCTAAGAAAGCTACTTATTAATATAAATAGATATAAATAGTTAGAAACAGGAGAAAAAAATGTCAATACAATTAGACCTTTGGAAAAAAAGAGCTGGATTAATTAGTGAAGAAATTGATTCTTCTGAATTAATTAGTGAAGAAACTTTATCTTTAATGGAAGATAATCCATTTGATACATTTTCAGATATAACGCTTTATGAAATGGTTGAATCCGGGTTAATTGATTACTTAGAAGAAGTAATGAGTAAACAAGCATATGTTTCTGCTGTTAAAAGTGCAACGGATCCTGATAGTGAAAAAAACTCTCATCCAGACAAAATTATTGCTCGTGCCAAAAAACAACACGGAGATAAATTTGCTAAAGATTTAGAAAAAGGTGCTGACCAATGGCATTTTCCAAAAACTTATGGTAAAAACCAAAAGATGGTGCCTGCCGGTTACGATAAATTAAAAAGTAGAAAAGT